CAACGACCCCACGCGGGCGCGATTTATCCGGCGGAGCAAATGGGAAGTCGTAGATCACAACCTCCCCAACCATTGCGCGGGGTGGGCGTTGCTACACATGAAACGATGCAAGATCGGCAAAGATGAAGCATGGGACGGCGAGCATTATGTAGACTGGACGCCTGATGTAGTTGATGAAGCGTTGCGAAACTATAACAAGCTCAATGATTACCCAGGCAAAGATAATCCTTTTGGCAGGCACGTACTTTATACAACGGACTGGAAGCGGTATCTATGAACCAATACGCTGAGGCTTATAGCTTCATCATTATCACGGACATGCGAGAACCGGCGAAACTGCAACGGCTGATAGATAGCATTGAAGCGCAAGCCTTCCCCGCCGTAGAGGTGATTGTCGTCAAGGATGAAAAGCACGAAGGCAAATTAGGCGCGTTGCGTAATGCCGGTTGCAAGCAGGCGCAATATTACAAGATGATTGTCATGGATGACGACATGATTTTACATAAAGACTTTTATCCCGGCCTGCTAAAGTTCTACAAAGAAACGCCCCGCGTATTTTCGTGTCGCATCCTGAATCCTGATAATACTCGTTATTGGGATTGGAAGGCACACAGAGACGGCAAGAACTGGCTACTAGATTATGGCGAAACATCCGACGAAGTAAGTCTCACAGGCGGATTGTGTATCTTTGACAAAGGCGTTTTTCAGGATGTGCAATGGGACGGCACGCGCGGATTCAATCAAGAGGAAGATGTGGACTTTAGCAATCGGCTAAAGGAGCACGGCTATCAGATCGTATTCAACCCCTGGTCAACCGTCACGCATGACGCGAACTATACACAGGTTGGAATCGGTGTACTCAAAACATAGAAAGGCGCGGTTGGATTACCTATACTCAAACCGCAAGAGGTAACAAATGGCGTATCGCTCAACGATGGATGAATTGGTAAAAGAATTGCGGTTGCTCACAGAAACGAGTAGCGATGATTATGAAATTAATAATGTCACCTACTGGACCGGCGAACAATTGCAAAGGGTATTGGATAATCACCGTACCGATTTGAAATGGTATGAAATGACCGCCATCGAAGAGGGCAGCGGTGCTTATTACGATTATTCAATCGGCTACGGTAATCTGGAAACGACCACCGGCGGGACCGCTATCTTTATGGTGCAAGACCTGAACGGCGCAACTGTTACCAGTCCGACTTATAGCGTTGATTATCAGCTTGGCTTGGTGACATTCTCGACTGATACCACAGGTACATTGTACTGGGTGACGGCGCGGTCATTCGATATGCAGGGCGCGGCGGCTGAGGTGTGGCGCAAGAAACAAGTCCATTATGCGAGAGCCGTAAACTTTTCAACGGATGGTCACAATATCAGCCGTGAGCAACTCTACCAACACGCTAAAGAAATGGCGGAGCTATATGAGGCGAAAGGCTCGGGCGGTTTTGGCACAATCTACATGATGCGGAGTGATACCGATGCTTGATGATAGAGATCTTCGGGATATGCGGGAAGCGATAGGCGAGTTATTCCCGTCTACCTGTAACCTATTGACATCCACTTATACAGCGGACGGTCAAGGCGGCGGGACTATCACATGGGGCACGGCTACGTTTGAAGTCCCGTGTAGATTGGATACCAAAGGCGGCAAAGTCCAGATAGCTGGTGAGTCACCGCAACCGTTTAACTCTCTTGTGTTATCCATGCCCTACGATACGACCATCACAGAGAATTACCGCGTTGAATTTGAGAATGAGACATTTATTATTACCAACGTCAATCCGTTGGATACGTCTTGGAGTTTGGTCAAGCGGGTGCAATTGGAGAGAATAATCTAATGCCAATGGAAGTCAGGCTCGATACTAGCGAACTGAAAAAGCTGATCGAAGAATCCCCGCGCAAAGTTGACGCGGCGGTACGGGCTACGGCTTTTCATGTGGAAGGCGTGGCAAAGATTTTGTCACCATATTTGACGGGCGCGAACCGCAACAGCGTTTATACAAAAACATCTAAAGGCACGCATGGCAAGCCGGGCGAGATCGGCGACGTGTTGCCAGATGTAAAGGAAGGCGAAGCGATTGTCGCCCCGTCTATGGAGTATTCTGCGTTCTTAGAATACGGCACAAGTAAAATGCCCGCCCGTCCATACTTAGAGCCTGCAATGCAAGGGGCGGCAGCTTATTTCGCGGAAGCTATAAAGATACTAGGTGAGAAATGAACGCAATCAACACGGCTATTTATTCCACCCTAACCGGCGATAGTACGCTCGTTGCACTGCTCGCCAGTAATACCAGCGTTTACCACCTGCAAGCCCCGCGCGGCGCGTCTTTGCCGTATGTCATATTCAATTTACAGGCAGGCACAGAAATCAATGATACCGCGCACACTGTAAACGATATGCTCTATCAAGTGAGAGGCTTTACAGACGTGAGCATGAAAAACGCAAAAGCAATTGACGCCCGGGTCTATGCCCTGCTACATAAAACAGCGGTGTCGATTACCGGCTACAAGTTGCTAAAGATAAACCGCGTCAACGTCCTGGAGTTTATTGAGGACGAACCGAACACACAACCCGTGTATAGCGCGGGCGGCATTTACCGCCTGCGAATTGAAAAGACAAGTTAATTTTATAGGAGACTTATACAATGGCAGAAGAATATATCGCTGGGCCGCTTTGGACAATTCAATGGATTTACAGCGGGGGCACTATCAGCCTTGGCGCGGATACTCGTACCGCTGGCTGGGCGGCTACGTCTGAATTTGTGGACGCTACCGCCGGGGCAGACACATCCCGCCGCCGCCTCCCCACTTTCAAGGATGGTACTTTTAGCCTGTCATTCCTTGACCAGACCAACGCGGCTGGAACTGCAACGGCTTTGGATGCGGGTACTCGTGGCACTTTGATTTATGGACCCGAAGGAACAGCCACAGGCAAGCGCAAGCTAACCATTCCCGCCTATTCACAGGGCGCAAAATATAACTGGCCGTTTGACAATGTGGCTGAGGTCACTTGTGACTTTATGAGCAACGGCGCCTACACCGATGCGACTTGGTAAAAAGAAAGCAGGAAAGCATGGCAGATGTAACCCTCTCCGATGGTGTCCAGATTACATTCGACAAAAAGAAAATCAAACGTGTTGAATGGACGCGGCTCTTTAGCGTGGATCAGCCCATCGAAGAATCAGAAGAAGTTCTAGGACGCTTCACGCAAACGAGCGCGGAATATATCCGCTCGCTATCGCTGTATGACTGGCAATTGCTACTCAGAACGGCGCGTGAGGTTGTGCAAAAACCTATTGACCCAAACTTGCCAAGCGAGTCTACTTCGCCGTAGTTGATGAAACGCCCCTGGATTTTCTGCCAGACGTTGACCGCTGGCGTTTGGCAGAAAAATTCGGATGGACGTTGGATTATATAGACTCGCTATCCCTGCAAGACATCCACGATTATGCAGAGTTCAATCAAATACAAGACGGATTGAATAAAGGCTTTGCATATAAACACAAATTAAAACATCCAGACCGAAATAAACGGCGGAGGTAACTACCACGTCGCCCCCATAAATTCAACGGCGAAGTGACACGAACGGCAGAGAGTTATTAGATTGTCTGGAGAATCGTCTTTTGTTTGAACCCAAGGTACTATGTGATGAACCGTGAGACTACTATCTACCCCGCATCTTTTACAAACATAACCGTCACGGGTCATAACTTCGCGCCTACGTTGTTTCCAAAAGGATGGCAAAGGTATCCATCTTTTCAAGACGGGTAATTAGTCCGTCTCTATCCCTAAGTGATTATATCACGGGAGGTTTAATTTGAGCCAAGAAATTGCCAGCTTTTATGCCAAGATTTCAGCCGACACCTCGCAAATTCAAGCGTCCCTGGCCGCGCTTGATAAGAAGATGACCGACACAAAAGCAAAGTCATCTCAAATGGGCGGTGTCATTGGTGACTTAAAAAGCTCATTTATGAGCATGATAAACCCCACCACGCTTGCGCTTGGAGCCGTTTCTGCCATCGGCGCGGCTATCGCGGGGTCAATTCCTGCTTATGAAGAAAGCGCAAAGATACAAGCCAAGCTCGGCTCTGTGCTTGAATCCACTGGACAAGCGGCGGGAATTACGGCAGACCAACTAAACGACATGGCGCTTGCCTTATCGCAAACCAGCGGCGTGGAAGATGATTTAATCACCAACTCGCAAGCCGTGTTATTGACGTTCACCAAAATAAAAAGCGATGCCTTTGAACCAACTATGCAAGCGGCTCTAGATATGTCCGCTGTATTGGGTGGGGATTTGCAAGGCTCTGTGTTGCGACTCGGCAAAGCCATGAATGACTTTAGCGGCTATTCAGCGTTGAAGAAAGCGGGCGTGTCTTTTACCGAAGAACAAATAAAGCAGATTGAAAAATTCAAGGCTACTAATGATTTGGTAGGCTATCAGAATTTGCTATTGAAAGAATTACAAGTGGAGTTCGGCGGCGCGGCTAAGGCGATGCAGGACGTGAGCACGAATGGCAATCTAGTTAAAAACGCCTTCGGGAATATGCAAGAGGCAATCGGCGGCGCTAATGCGGGATGGATTTCCGACTTCAATCGTGGCTTGGCTTATACAATTCAAGGACTTGCCGATTTTATCGACAAGCAGGCAGAAGCGGCGGCGATTGCTAATACAGCAGAGGCAAAAACCGCAAGGCTGGCCGCCGAGTTTGAGAACTTAGGCGGGCAGGTATACGAGACGGGGCGCGGTGCTAGTACGATGACGCCTGAGTTTAAGAAGTTTGTAGACGCCGCCGACCAAGCCGAGAGAGTTATGGCGAAAGGTGTTGCCACTACTGAGTTTTATAGTCGTGGCATTGAACAGGTCGGGAAAGCGGCGGGGATGACAGAGGAGGAGTTAAAGTCTCTATCAGAAGCGAACGCGGCTTTAATTTCAGGGGCGCAAGACATACTCGAATCAAATAACGACTACAACGCCGCGCAAACTGAGACCATTACCCAGATGAATGAATTGAACGCTAAAAAACAAGAGGCGATTCAATGGTATGGCGCGGAATCGCAAGCGGTCAAAGATATTCAAGCAGATATGGATGCGCTGAATCAAAAGTACACCGAAAGCGCGGATGCCCATGCCGAGGCGTCACAACGTAAACTCTTGGATATGTCCCTCGAAGCCATTGCATTATCCGATGGCATTGCAGGATTCAGCGAAGCGGAAGCGGCACGCGCACAAGCCCTACTCGAAACAGCGGACGCAGGCGCGGCGGCGGCATTCAAAGAGCAACAGGCTTTCGTCACCGCATCCGAAGAAATAGCAAAAGGCACAATAGATGCAAGGGAACTTGACGCCGTTCTGAAAATGATGGCGAAGGGCTATTCGATTGACGTTGTACTAAATACCCTTGCCAATCTTGCGGCGGGTCAACAAGCGATGAGCGGCGGCGGGTCTATGCTTGCGGCTAATAATGGCTTAGCAACTCCTGGCTTTGCCGCCGGTGGTATCTCAACGGGACCAAGCAGCGGACACATGGAAATGTTACACGGAACGGAAGCCGTTATACCGTTGCAGAATGGATCCATCCCTGTGCAAATGGAATCGGGCTTTGATGTGACAGCGATAATTAATGAACTCCGAGCCAGTCGCTTGGATGAAAACAGACTAGCCCGCGCCATTGTTAGTGCGATGAAACGAGAGGTATAAATGCCTGTTTGTAATTTATGTAAAAGAGAACTGCCAGAGCCAGACACCGAACACAAAATAAAATGCCTTGAGTGTGGGCATGAATGGCAACTGGCAGAGGATAATAAGAGTATTGTTTTCAATCTTGAAATTCAAAAGGTGAAAACTGTACTAAGCGCAAAGCAAATAATGAGAGGAATGAAAAATGCCATACGTGAATGATTTACTAATGGACGTGATGTTGAATTATGCGGTCTCTAACGGGGACGAATTGAACATTTGCGACACAGAGCCAACGACCTACACCGAAGCGCATACCACTTACATGCTCGCACAGGTCGCCATCACCGGCGCGGATTACACCCTAGCCGATGGCGACACGAGCGGGCGCAAGGTCACAGTGGCAGGTCAAACGGGTGTCACAGTGACAAACGCGGGAACATCCGCATTTGCCGCAATCGTAGACACGGCAGGGAGTGACTTGTTATTGTATTCCCCTTGTACCGCCGTGGCGTTATTGGCGGGCAATACGATCAATACAACTTCATTTGATTGGGAAGTTACGGATGCCGCATAATGGACGATATTTATCTCGATTCGATTCAACTCCTTGCCTACCTTGACGGGGCTTGGGTTGACATTTATCCAGATGTAAGAACCGGCGCGGATTCAATCTCTGCCAAGTGGGGTATAAACGGCATAGGTAAATTCGACCTGCTGGCAGACATTGGCGAGTTGAATTTTAGCCTGATAAATAACACCGGAAAATACTATCCAGACGGCGGCGCGGCTCTAACAGGCTGGACGCGCAATGTCCCTGTTAAATTAGTATTGACATATGACGCTGTAACCTATGTTCGCTTTTACGGCTACGTGGAAGATATAAAATTACACGTTGGCAAACACGACAACGAGTCTTATGTCAGCGTCCGCGCTTTGGACTGGATGAAGTTCGCAGATAGAACACCGATAACAGCGGGGACTATTGAAGAAAACAAAAGAGCCGATGATGCGATTGATACCATTGTTAGTTATATATCCACATCCCCACAAGCAAACAATTGGCAACAAGGCGTTTATAACTTCCCCGTAATCTTTGACGGTATTAGGATGCGCTCAACGGCTTATTCAGAACTGGCGAAGATTGTCAATTCAGAAGTGGGTCATTTATATCTACGCAAGGATAAAACATACGGCGAAACACTGACTTTCACGAATCGAAATAATGACACGTCCGGCGCGTTGGATGGCGTGGTGGTGGATTCGGATATTGACGATGTAGAAATGTATTATGGTGAAAACATTGTTAATCGTGCCACAGCCGTAGCGTATCCTAAACGGATTGACACAGAGACCAAAACATTATACAGATTATCCAAGCCGTTATTTATCAGCGCGGGGCAGAGTATCTCATACCGCTCCAAGTACACCGACCCGGACGGCGGCGGGGCGAGAGTAAACGCCATCGAATCATCGATGATAACGCCGGAAGTCCCCGGCGCGGATGACCCTTATCTCGTGGCGTTGCTGAATTTCTCGGACGCATATACAGACGAGACAGGATTACGCACCTGGACAAATCACGATAGCGGCGCGTCAAGAATCTTCAATGATATTTATAAAGACGGCTATGGCACAACTTACATCCCGGGAAATATTTTAGGGCGTTACAACGTGTTCGGGGGTTACACGGGCGGGCGCTTGACCGCTCCCTCCTCTGCTGATTTCAATTTCGGTAGTGGCGCTTTCACTGTGAGCTGGTACGAGAACAGAATCAACGGCATCCAAGACCGTGCAACGATGGCACGGGACGCTACCAACTACCCCGCTTTTATGTTTGGCAGATTGAAAGAAAAGAAGTACATGCGGATTTATATGTCAAGCGGTGGAAGTTTGTTTGACATAGCAGACGGCAAGAGCATGGGCGAAGTCCAGATCGGTAGATGGACGCATTACGAAATTTCACGCGATGAGGACGGATGGTTCTATTCATTCGCGGATGGAAAACTGCAAGACAGTTGGTATTCTAGTTTAGCCCTTCGCTCTAGTGCTGATAATTTTACAATTGGTCGCACAAAACTTGGCTATACTTTTTTTGGCTTTGACGCCTTTGCCATGTGGAAAGGTATCTGCAAACATAAGACAGACTTTGAGCCGCCGAAAAGAAATCCAAGCCCAACGCTTGAGGGTGATTATCTACTCAACACAGCAGAGGACGGTAGCGGTGATGATATTAGCGCGGCTCTGACAGTAACCGCAACCTATGGATCGGAAGCGGTCGCTTATGACTTGACCAACACCGGCGCGGCAGACGGTTACATTATCCACCAGACAGCACGCGGGCGCGGGGTATATGCGTTCAATAGTATCGAGAAGTCGGTAGAGGATTCAACGAGCATAAATAATTACGGCTACAAAGAAGAAAAATTGGACATGCCCTATCAGCAGGACTTAGACGCTGGTACTGCAATTGTAACTGAGTTGGTCGGGCAGGAAAAAGACCCGCGTACAGAACTCCGGGGCATATCTTTTGTTGCTAATCGCAATGACGATACTATGTCTAACTTCCTGAATTTGGATGTGCGGGACTTGGTGAACATCGTACATGCTTCATCCGGCATTGATAACTTTTACCGAATCAATAACATAAGTTTTGACATTTCAGCGGGTGGTAAATTCATCAAATATAAATGGGGCTTGTGTCCAATGCTGGCGGTGGATGATATTGTCATCACGCCGATTGATCCCACATTCAAGGGCGTGTTGGGTATCCAAGACATCACGCAATCACAGACCATCGAAGAAACAACGCTGACACAGGATTATCTGCTTGACATTGAAATAACGATTGAGGACATCGAACAAAGTCAGACGATAGAATTTAATCTGCCTGAGATGTCTGTATATCTAATCTCGTCAAACGTTACCGGTCTTGGTGATGTTATCGGGGACACAGTTCCTAGTGGCGCGGGGAATATCCCTATCTATTCAGATACAAGCGGTAAGCATATTGAGGATTCGGGGATTACTTATTCCACCGATGTAACCACATTCAAGAAATTAGAAACACCCGCCGCCGCGTCAAGCAATGATAACGGTATACATTTTGTTATCGAAGGCGGTAATGGGGACGGGTCGGGAGGCGGTGGAACTGCTCAATTTGCAGGTGGTTCTGGCGGAGCAACTGGCTCGGGTGGATTTGGAATTTTTGAAGGCGGTAGTGGCGGAGCAACATCTGGAGTTGGTGGCTCCGTAATTGTCCAAGCGGGGACGGGCGGCGGGACAAGTTCCACAGGCGGGCAAGCAGAACTTAACGGCGGCGTTGGCGGTGCGCCAAATGGTGACGGCGGGGACGCGATAGTCAAAGCAGGAAGCAGTACGGGCGGCGGCGCACATGGTGAGCTTATTCTTAAGTTTGGCGATGTTGGATTAAAGATTGAAGATGAAATAAATGCAACGGAAGCACACATCACTATTCCATCATTATCAGCGGCGCGGACTTATGAACTGCCTGATGCGTCTGGATTTATCCAACTCGGACAAGTCGCCCGATGTGGTACGCAATTCGACAAGACATCCAACACCACGCTTGGCACGGTGACAGACCTTACAATAAATATAGACTACACAGGAACGTATAAATTCAAGGCGGTGCTTTATACCACATCCAACGTAGCAGGCGGAGTAAAGGCGGCGATAAATCAAAGCGGGTTGACGTTATCAGCCATCCGTTACGAAGGTGTGACCATTGACGCGGGCGTTATCACACAGAGCCGTGCTACAGCGGCAGGCTCGGCAGTCGGAGCGGTTACAGCCGTGACAGCCGCTTTGATAACGATTGAAGGTACTATGGTTGTAACTGCTGTAACAGGTTCGGTGTCGGTGGAGTTTGCACAGAACGCAAGCAATGGCACGGCGTCCAGTGTGTTGGTAGGTTCGTCCTTTGAAGTGACGCTGGTTACTTAAGTGACAGTGTAACCGGTGATATAATGACCTAGTAGGTGGGTCGTGTGACCGATAAAATAAATCAATCCCCCTGATTATCTCAGGGGGATTATCTTTTACATAATCAGGAACTCTTTTGCTAGGTATAAATCACTGTCCCCGTTGTTGACCTTCCAATCCACAGGCGACCAGAGCGGCGACCAGATGATACCGCCTTGCGGGGTGTCGTTGAACGTGTTGTGTTCCTGCGCCGGGGGACTGGCAAACGCTTCCGTGCATTGGATAATCTTACACTCCGCTTTCAATTGGTCAAGCGGGCGAAACATATCAGACCGCCGAAAGAATACTGGTTTGACAAATGTTATTGGGTGCTTGACCTTCGCCTCCTGCTGATACCATCCTGGAAATGTCCATTCCTTAGGCTTGCCCGTTGCGGGATCTATTTCAAGCTGCACCCGCGTACCGCCCCAAACCATTGTCCCCCAGCAGTTGACGCCGTTCTTATACATATACGGGCGGGCGGTAGGTTGACCAATTCCAAGCCAGCCCTCTACTTTTGACTTGACCGTTTTTATATCAGGCGTTTGGATGTCATATAAATATTGTACGGCTACGGGGTCAAGAGCTTGGAACTGAGACACCGCGCCGAATGTCAAGTTGTTATTGTGCCAAGTGGCTAGTACGACGTTTTGAAAATTACCCGTCGGCGGGTCAAAGCCTTCGGTATCAAGTCCCATCTTTGCCACCATAAACGGGTCACCATAGCGGCGGACTTCGTAGGTCTGGATGGCGGGCGGGGGGAAGGTGATGTTATATCTCATTTATAAATACCGCACCAATCTCTAAGAAAAGCGGCAGCGGCGTTTTCGTTGCAATCACACGGCTCAGGAGGATGATTGGCATAATGATATTCGCCATCTCGTATTTTTCTTATAACTTCAAACGATAATTTTTCCGCTTCATCTTCGCGCATAAGCACGGCGATTTTTGCTAAGGCTTCGGATGAGCTATGAACTCCAAGTAACCTTTGAAAACCTTCGATAATTTCTTTAGACTCTAGGCATATTCTTTCAAGTTCTGCATTTACCGATATTGATATTTCAATTTCTGCGTTTTTTATATCTACCATTGCGCTTCCTTTTTTCAAACAAATGCTGCTCGGCATCTCCTTCCGATTTTCAGAGCGGCGAGCGCACGCTCACACAGCATTTGTCTGTGATGTGCGGGTGGTACGGCATTATGTCTTTCGGGCATGGATCGTTCCCGCAACGCTCCCTAAGTCCGCCGTACGTGCATCACACTTGCATATAATACCAGATTAATAACACGCCCAACATCCCCCAAAAGGTTATGCCGTCCTGCTCTCGCTTGTACCGTCACTGTACACGGTTGTCACCACCGAACCAGCGGCGAGTTTGATATTCACATCTGTGATTGTTTTGAGTTGAGGAAAAGTCTCAACTGTGTTCGCCGTGTTCAAACTGACATAACACACCGGCGCAGGCAGTGGAAATTCCGCACCATTAGCGCGGATTATCTTGGAGAGTTTGCCCCATTTATCCGTTGCTGAAACGTTGACAGTCTCAGAGACTTCGATCTTGTCCCCTGCGAATAAATCGCCAACGTCATTTGTGGTTGTGATTCCCACCGTTGAGCGGATATTCATTTTTACCGTTGCGGGGATGGTTGGCGTTCCTGCGATTGTAAAGTATCTCATTTTTTCCTCTGTGGGGGGCGGGGTGACAATGTAACCATACTCCGCCTGAAATTGCGCCAGCGTGCCGTTGTAGTAATTCCCGTCCAGTTCATAATTCCCGTTGGGGTCTAACTGCTTACCGTCCAGCGTGGAAGTAAATTGCCATAAGTGGTAAGTTGTTGCGCCCTTTGGTAAGGCGGGACTATTCACGCCGTAGTTTGCGATCCATAACGGTTCACGGGAAAAGTCAAATCCTATCAGGTAGGTATCAGCAAAGTATTTCCCTGTGTAGGTCGTTGCCTCTTTGCCCGCTTTTGTCATCCATTTGTTATGAGCGGAGCGCAAATCGGTTGCGGATGGATTTGCTAATACTCCGCCGTAGTAGGTTGTCTCAGCGTCAATAAATATACCCATCGGCGGGACGTCCGCGTTATAGCGGGCGTACCATGCGTTTACCTGCGCATCCATGTTGACTTTAGAAGCGGGATACAACCAGTTATAAATGCCCCAGGGAATCCCCGCCGCCTTTGCGCTTGCTACGTGGTCAAGATAATACTTTGAGTTGAGCGCACCATCACACCCCTTGATGATAACGAACTTCAACCCGTATAAATCTACCATGCGTTTCAAGTCTACGCCCGGCAGATTCCAGTGACTGATGTCAACACCCCAAACTTTACTTGTGTCAGGCATGACCAACGATACGAGCGACAAGACGCCGTGCTTTGCTTGCGGGCGTCCGTTCTCACCGTAGGTAATGTTATTTTGTAACAGTTGTTTGAGTTGGGGAATGTTCATGGTGTACTCACAAAGATATAAGTCAGATATGCGATGATTCCCCACTGCACAACGGATTGAATGATTGACCAGGTACGCCCATCCCATTTCTTTTCATTCTCAATTTGCAAGGCTTCTTTGGCTTTGTAATCACTTATGAAGTCCGTAACCAGTCTGCGAATGTCGTGCATCTGTGATACCAGCGATGGCGTGCCATTACTGACAGAGATTATTTTGTGCATTTCTTTGATTGCCATGCCTTGTTCTTTGAGTGCTTCTGTCATTCTTACGTCTGACTGTTCTAGGGTTCTCATTTTCTCACTAAGCCTTGCCATCCTTTCATTGTTTGTTTCTTCCGTCATGGTGTCCGCTCCGTTGTTTAGTATATCCACATTATATCAAATGGTGTAAATAAAGATTGTCCTTATTTACACCATTCGATTGCTACGCCAATACCTCAATACTTTGCACTATGTCTTTTGTGATGTAATAGATGTTTCCATGTCCGGCGTCAAACTCGTAACGACTGCCTGAGGTCTTATATCCATAGGCATATACATACTCGAAACTTCCATCCTTGAAAACGATGTAATATTGATTCATTGCGTTATTCCCTTTCGTTTATACGCGGTACGCACCGCGTTTTTTAGATTCCAAATAGAATGTCAATTGTTCAATCGCTTCGCCCGCGCCATAACATACCGCCGTGTAATATCCTTGTGCCTCAACCCCTGCAATAAACTGTTCTTGATTCTCACTCAGTTTACCGATTTGCGTTTTCATTTCGATAAACATGCCGTACCACTTGCCACGCGCTACGGGTAGAAATAGATCGCAGACACCTGGACGCATACCCTCCGCCTTTAGACTGTTCGCCCGTATTGCGCCAACTCTACCGCCGCCTAACATTGCGCCGTTAGGAATGGCAAAGATTAAGTCAAGTTCTGGATAATAGCGCGTCATATCGAAACACCAATTTATTACCTTTACCTGTTCGTCGTGTTCACTCATTTATTCAATCTCTGCTGATGTTTCTATAAACAATTCCAGCGGGCGCTGTAATGTCAGTGCCTTTTTATAGGCGACCTTTGACGGCTCTCCACTGTCACGATGCAATCGATACAGGATAATCAATTTTACCCGCATCCAAAAGCGCGGCACTTTCGATAATCCCAACCCTTCAAAGATATGATTAGCGGCAAATTGATTGACGGCGTATTTGTGTTTTATCATCCAGTCGATTATATTCATTCCATCCAGCCTTTCATAAACTCGTCAAACGCTTTGGAGAACTCTTGCCATTTCTCAGGCGTCCATTTTTCGCGCTTGCTAATATTCTTGACCATTGCAACGGGATCGATATAGTTATCGTACATCTCTCGTGCCGTCCAGTTGTTTGCTATCGCCTCCGCAATGGGGACAACGGGCGCGGTAATCCTGATAAGTGTTTCGCCGTGTTCTGATTTATTCCACAGGGTACGCGCCTTGCGAAAATAATCAAAAGGTAGTTTCTTCAAATCTTCCTTGACATTCTTGAACTGTTCGGTAACCTCTCGCCACATCCTAAGTGTATCGCCTGATTCAGAAATCAGGGGAAAGCCAGCCGCCTCATTGATTGCCTTGCTGGTTAGGATGTTGAAGTATTCGTTATTGATACCAGCATCTTTATAATATTTCTCGCACTCGTCCCAATGCTCGTTGGCAGTTGTGCCGATTAGCCATTCTTTGCGGCTCTTTAGCATTTCGGCGTCCGCTAGTATTTCGGCGGCATCTATGATTGCCAAGAGATAATCGGGGGAAAGTGATACTATAACATTGCTCATTGCTTGACCTCATACAGCTTCTTTATACGCGGTCCAATCGCTTGACGGGTAACTCCAAAGTGATTCGCAACTTGCGCTTGACTTGCCCCCGCGTTGCTGGCAAGGTAGGCAAGTAAATCATTATCCTTGACATGCTTGCGGGCAAGTTTTTTTGTCTTGACAGTCTCTTGCTTTGTCTTGACAGTCTTTATTTTTGGCTTGCCTTCATCCATCATGCCCTTGCCTGCAACAAATCCCGCAAGAGCGACCGCCCCGTCTGGAATAATTCCCCAGACACCTGCCACGATCACGCGCCACACCGGATTAATGATTATGTCCAAATGGTAAAACGCGGCAGTTCCTACGATGACAGGCGACAGAATCATAAGCCCGATTAGGGAAAAGTATGATTGTAGTTTGCGCCCCTTCGCCACGTCTGCAACCTGACTGGATGCGTATGCCATAGACAACGAGACCAACGCGCCCATCGTACCGACTGAGACAAAGCCGATCCACTCTAACAGCAGATACCCTGCTACTGCATATTGAATCGTTTGCACGGCGGCGGCGTAGAATGGGAGTTGTTTTTTATTCAGCTTCATTTGAATAACATCACAAACATTTCAACCAGACTATACCCGGTAACATAACGGGCGATGACTGTCATAATGATGCACGACAGCGGGACAGCTACGAACATCCAAACTATTACCCCGGCGGCGCGGCTGGCTTCTTCTTCGTTTTCGATTCTGATATACGGGTCTTGTTTCATGTTTTTCTCCTGTTCTGCCCCCCTCCGACGGGGGAAAATCTTACTTTTTACCTTACTTACTTACTTTACGAGTACATTCTACATCTTTTTAAGTTGGTTCCACGTTGGCAGGGGATAGCCCTCTGATAATTGGATAACTTTTCTGATACTACCAATGACGCGCTTTTCCTGTCCGCCTTCGGTTTTATAAGCCCCCCATTCCACGCCCCGCGCCATCATATCTTTCCAGTCGGTTGGACCCGTCCCGCCGATTTTTACCCAGCGGGTTTGTTCCATGCCATCCTCTTTTTTTGTCCAGTAGTTTTCAGTCATCTTGATTGGTAGCTTGCCCATGTATTGAGTAACAAGATGTTTATTGAAAGCCCGTACTGCATTGACGCTAACAACTTCTACACTCTGACTATTGACCAGCATCCCGCCCGCCATAGAGCGCGGGATTGCTTGCGGGTCTGCTTGTATGGGTCGGTCGTTTTTAGGCGCGTTTGCGGGCGTCTGGGTGTCATCCGCGCCGTTTTGCATATACTCTTGGAACTGCTTAATCAAATATACAGATGGGACAATCGCGCTATTTATGCAGATCGCCACATACCCAAACTTGGCAAGCTCCCGCCATTCCCCGGCTGGAACGTTGCCAGTAATTGCAAGCGATACAAACACCGTCAAGGCGGGGTATGCTAGCAACTCTTTTAAGTTTGGGTGATTGTAGCCGAACATTTATCGCGCCTTTCCCATTGGTATCCTTACGCCTTCATCCAAGCAATACCGCGCAAACTCATACAGG